CTCTGTGGGTATGCAGCAAAGAGCTGAGTGTAACCAAAGCCGTGTCGAAACGTGTCTACCACCCGCTGAATGGTAGATCTGTCGGCAACACGGTGGTAATCGACACAAACCTTCTATGCAATGTCAGCTAGGTCAGCGTCAGTGAAGGCGGTCTTCTCCCACTCTGCTCTTTGTTTGGCCAGATTCACCAATATCTGACCACCAGGTAGACTGTCCAGATACCTGAAGATGTGTGTCGATTGTGTGCTTTTCACAGTCCGAACATCTGGACAGTAGCTGGTCAGGAGTTGCCAACTCCTGGTAGACCTGGTGTCACGGAAGAAACCAATCCAACCAAAGTTATAATGCTGCTCAACTCTCGACAGCATAGTCCATTTGTGTTTGTATGGCGCCCCGTTCGACCTGGCGTAGTCGGTGATGAAAGCGTCTCCATCAGCGTCCTGAGACACTGAATAGTTGCCCTCATTATAAGGGTGCTGGTATGTTCCAGGGAACAAACAATGGATTTTGCCTGAGGTGCAAATTATTCCCTCAAACTTTGGTCTCCAGGTGGAGAGGTAGTAGTGAGCATCATTGACGAGGTAGATGACCTCACCAATGGGCTGCTGACGAACATCCTCATAACCCTGGATGGTATTGATGACCACCTGAATGTCAGTAGGTGTGCCATACTTCCAATTGTGAGGTTGGAGTGCCTCGTGGGCAATTCGTGTTGCATTGGCGAGATGCTAGACGTTGTAATCTTCATCTCTGGCAATTTCGTCACCAGGACGCACGAAATGCAAAGCCACTGAACCTCTGGCTGGTAGCTTCTTCACCACTTCCATCATCGCCACAATAAGCTTCGTTCTATAGAATAGATCATCAACTTAACCTGCGGCAACTCGGATTTCCTATCGGAGTAGTCTCACGAAGGCAGTGTTTGGAGACTCTCCCTGCAGCACACCAACTCTAGGAAGTCTGAACGCTGTAGGCATTCGCATGAACATGAGCTCAACGCGAATAGCGGCTTCAGCTGCGTCCCAGGCTTCACGGAACAAAGAGTTGGCTTGGCCACCTAACGCCTCAGTAATCTCAAAGATGGCAATGCGTTGAGCTCGATTGTCCTCCCATGCGAGTTTACCGTCGTCGTGATCCTAACGCATGAAGTCTTCGAAAGAATTTTCATACTCGGTGACCTTAGGACACGGAATCTGCAGCACCGACAGCCACTTATTGAGCATCGATTTATATTTCGAGCCCACATCAATTAGAGTGACCTGGCAATCTCTCCTCGTGCAAACATTGACAGCGTAGTTGAGCGAGGCGGTGTACATCTTATCAGAGATGTACCTGCAGAATGGATGTCCTCCTGTGTTGGAGGATATCACGGGCTTGGTTGCGTCTCCTATACCTGCGTCTTACAGTTTGAGGAGTGCATCAGGGCCAAGCTCACCTCTGATGACTGAGAAAGTCTGACCGACGACTGTCAAACCCGCCTTCAGCTTATCATCCTTTCGGCGTGCCAGAGTGGCTTGTTCCTCTTTCTGGTAGAGGTCGACGAGGGATGAATCCTGGAAGGTGGAGGCTGCTTCTGGTCGGAGCTTCCACTGCGAGATCTGTGGCGGTGCCAGATGGTGAGACAACAATTTTTGGATTTGACGTCCACCTAATGCTGTCAACATTGCCGTCACAGAGCAGATTTTGACTGTGCTGTTCGCGCTCAGATAGAACACAAATGGTGCACAGAAGGCGTTTTTGGCAAGATTGCCGGCAGAGCCTAGGAGTTGTCCTGTTGCCTCTGCAGCTCTCTTCGCGCTAGCGTCACTGACGAAGTCAACGACTCGATTGACACCCTCAATGAAGA